TTACCTTGTACCTTGCTACCTACTTCAACTGCCATAAAAAATGTTCCTCCTCAATAATATTAAAAGCACTTCATTATACCAAAGTGCGTAAGAATAACAAAGTGTGTATGAGAAAACAATTCGTTAATTTACACTTTTTCCGCCACTTTTTTGTTTTATGAAAGAAATCAGTCAAAATAATGCCCATATTAGATATACCTAATATGGGCATTTCTCTCATTTCCACCATTCATCAAATATTATAATGACTTTAGAACTAAGAGGATAAATATAACAAAATCCTATAACATCAAGCTTTTAAATAAAAAGAGAAAAAACATAATCCGTTAACCTCAGATTATTTTTGAAGTTTAGGTGGGCAATTGGGTGGGCAATGAGGACAATCTTTCTCAAATATCTTCTTAATAAAAAAAAGAAAAAACAAAAAAGCACAGCGTGTATAAGTAAGTGCGCGAACACTCTTATACCGTCCGCCTAGCTAAGATAGGCAAACACTTGCTGTACCCTCATTTGTATTTTAATACATTATGGGTTCTCTTTGCAACGGTTTGCTATCATTGGTGAATCGTTGCTTTTTCTGTTTATAAAAGGAGAAAAGGCCATAATGAAGAAACGCATTGAATTAATTGCATGTGTGGGTAACTACAAAAAGTTATCATTATTCAGTACTGTGGAAGAAATGAATCAAACTGTTAGAGAATATAAAGACGCTATCAAATTAGCTGTGAAACGTTCAGATGTACAAGCTAGACTTATATCATTACTGGAACTTTTAAAGCGTCACAGCTGCAAATACATAGGTGTAAGCTTTATGTGTAAAAATACAATTGCGGATAAGCTAGCTGTGTCTTATAAAACGATTCAGCGCTTAATGAAAAAATTAGAGGTTCTCGGTATGATTAAACAATATGAAATGAAACGTCATACTAACATGAATCAAACAGCCAATGCTATCGTTATTTTACCGTTAAAAGAAGAGGTGACCGACAAGAATATCCATTTAGAGGCTAAGAAGTGTCCTACAAAAACAACTACTCCTTCTTTAAAACAAAATATTATTAATAATAAACGTAACGATGTTCTTTTTTCACAAAATAAAGTTGTGAAATCTTTTTCAAAAGCAAACTTCATTGCTCATTGGGTACCAGAAAGATTTGCTGACTTAACAAGCTGTTACTATAATGAGTCTCAAACTATTCAAGAATTGTGGAAAGTTGTGAAGCAATGCAACCGAGTAGTTAACTATGCTACTTCAGAAAGAGCATTCACTCCACAACAAGAACTGAATATTGGCATTAGAGCATTTAAAGAGTTTGTGATGAAGGTAAAAGATAATAAGAAAATGCAAAACAAGTTTGGCTACTTTAACGGTATTGTAAATAACCTTATGGACAAGCTTTATTTTGATCAAGACTTTTTAGAGAGCTTTTGATATATTTACAGGCTTTTGAGGTGTAAGGTATTTGAATATGCCGTCCACATCTTTTGTTTGAACAGCATAAAGTGGCTTAAAGTCTACATCATAATATTTATCTGTGATAATCCATATAGCAGGAAATCGCTTCGAATGATGTTTCCATTCATCCGAGTCTTTATAGTTCATATATAGCTTTTTCTTGTTTTCCATTTGTTTTTTGGAGTAAATGGACCTTTGCACTTCCACACAGAATGCAAAGCCCTTCCACTTCATGAAAACATCTGGCTCAATGCCTCCTTTAGCTAAAGGCTTGAATTCTACTTCAAACAATGTAGGAGTTTCATAAGCACATAAAGTTATATAAAAATCTGCTATAGCGCGAAAATGAGGTATTTTAGTTGAATCTTTTTTGATGGAACGAGGACTTGGAAAGTAATTGTAAGGACGGGTAGTTTTATCAACTTCGATTAGATTATTATCTACCAGGCGCTTTAATACTCTATTCGCTACTACATGAGGTGTTTTATTTTGAAGGAAATGAAGTTTTATGAGTTGATCTCTATTTAGGACACGGAACTTCTTTAGGCTTTCTGTGATAGCTTTATCTCGGTTATTCATCATCTTCACTCCCTGATAAAGTTAAATCTGTCACTTCCACATCAAACTCATTTTGATGTGGATCTTCAATAGATGCATGCTTAATAGGTTCCAGTAATTCCTTTGCATGTTCCAGAGATAAATATGGTGCTTGCAGCTGCTTAATAACTTCATGCCTCATGTAGAATTTACCCTTTTCAGCTTTATTAATTTTAGAAGCATCTACATTATTTCCACTACCTAGTGTGATGTTAGAGTTAATTAAATCAGCGTGACGGAATGCATAACGAACAGTAAGGTTAGATTTTAATTGTCCATCGAGTATTTTAGCATCTGGACGCTGCATTGATAAAATTAAAAAGATTCCTAGAGCACGACCTTGAGTACTAATATCCTCTATTTTATCCATTGTTGCTGTTTCTTTTCGTAATAAAGCTACTTCATCAATGCAAAGCAAGATATATTTTTTCTTTTCTACAACTTTTAATTTGTTGTATTCGTCAATATGTTCTAGCCCATGTTCATCTAACAAATCACCACGCGCTTCTAATTCTTTGTGGATGGCCAATACAGCATTTTTCAACTTCTTTCTATCTGTAATAACTTGCTGCACTCCTTCACAGTTGCGGAAAAGGTGAAATTCAGTACGTTTCATATCTGCTAGGTAAAAGTCAATCATGTGTCGTTTATGGATAAGTAGTGTGGTTAGAATTATACGAAGCATAACTGATTTGCCTGAGCCTGTTTCACCTGCGATAAGCAAGTGTGGATCAGTAACCATGTTATAGCTGATTAATTTATTAAAATGGTCATACCCAGCTATAATAGGCAGCCCACCTTTTAAACAAGCTTCGATTTCTTCATCATTATAAATCTTGATGGATTCATCCTGTTTAGTGAAAATCTTTAAACTATACTTTAATCCGTTCCCTGTTAAATCATAAGAATGACCAAATGTTTGATTAAAGATATATTCTTTCTCCAGCATATTCTTCGGATTTAATCCCTGTGGAAGATAAAAAACATACTCCAAATAATCGTCCTTTTCATGTGTAGCTGCAATAGCTGGGTAACGTTTAACTGTCGTGTCCCCTTTTTTGAAGGTTAAAACGATATCAGCTACAACAAAAGCATTTCTTAAACGAGCCTTATAAATGTATTTCTTATATAATTTTGTAATCATCACATCATCCCCCATAAGAATTTTTGTACAAGCTGCCATAGTACCCAAAAGAACGAACCTACTGTTACTAAACTAAGAATGAGACGAGTTAAATCATGCACCATTTCTGACTCAATATGCTTACCCACATTCAATAATTTTTTCTCTGCTACTGTAGCCACAATGATTGTACTTCCAACTGCTCCAACAACTAATAAACCACTCATTTAATCACCTCTTTGATAGTCTGAAAAGTTTAATTCCGGGTGTGGCAAAGATGGGTTGAGAAGGATGAGAAGAAATCCCTTATTAAGAAAAAAATAAATCGCTCAATAGATAGGGTTAAATAGACGATTAATATATTAGTTGAAATATATCCATTAATATGTTTGCTAATATATCAGTTAACTCTTCAGTGCTTATATCACTAATATATTAGTGAAGGGTGTACAAAAAAACTTGTACTCCAAAAATTCCTCAATTAAATTTGAGAAACTTCTCAATAATTCATGAGAAATATATTGCAGGATATTTCTAATCAATTGGAGAAAAGCATATACTGGTGATGCGTATATGAAATGGATGAATAATATCGATACTTATATTATTAAGAGTGGTAGATCAAGAAAGTTTATCGCTAAACAATTAGGTATTTCAGAAAATCAATTTTTAGCTTGGAGAAAAGGTGAATACTTACCGCCAGTTGACAAAGCTATATTGTTAGGTGAATTATTAGATTGTACCGTATATGATTTATTCGAAAAAGAAATTGAGGATAAAAATAAAAAAGACCCCCACTCAAATGAGTAGGGGTCTCACCTTTTCTGATATCAAATAAAAAGGGTTTCTTAAGGATCTTATGTTATTCAGGGGAATAGCATAAAGAATTCCTGAGGACAAGTTCAAAGTAGCAGGATAATATAACCTTATCATTACCATTACCTTAAATTTGCACTTCTCAAATATAAACTTCAAACATTTTCATACCACAAATCCCCATTACTTTTAATTTGTATTTTTTGAAAAAAGTTACAAATAAGAACTTAATGATTTATAATATTTAGTAGTTAATTCTAACTAAACAAAGAGAGTAAAATGTAAAAAACAAAAAAGGAGGAATTAGGATGAAGATTAAGTTTATTGATAGTAACTTTCGTGAAAATGGTAAGATTTTCGATGTAAAAAGAAAAAATGTTTCTATAGATATCACTGGAGGATCTATCACCGATAACGAGGAATTAGGTGAGTTACATGTAGGAGATGAAAGTGAACTTAACATGACAGGTACTCAAGTCTTGAGAAACAAAAAAGGGCTTACTATCAAAGAATATAATGAAAATCTAGCTATAATTGAACAATTCATTCATTCAAATTTGGACAAGTTAAATCAAGATAATACAGAAAGACTTACTCAACTTTTAGATACTGCAAATAATGAAGAAAATGTTGAGAAAAAAGGGACCATAGTAAGAGAAATTTATGATATTGCAAAGAACGGAGTTCTTTTTCCTCTTATGGGAGCAGGGGTTGAAAAAGCTTTTGAATTTTTTCTCAAGTAAAAACTAAAGAGTTTCATAGTAGGTTAACGAAAATTAATAGAAAAAGCTCCAATCTTATTGGATTGGGGTTTTTTATTAAATATTCTTTTTCATCCCACAATTCGTACATTTACGTAGAAACTTGCCGCCACCTACACTACTTTTAAATTTTACACCCCCGCAATTATCGCATCGCCCACTAACCTTATCTGGTAGATCAGCGTATTCATAAATTTTGTTTAAATCGATCTTTGTATATAATCTTTCCTTCATACATACTAGCCCCTTTTCATTTAAAACACTGAGATACATTACTGAGTATTAGGACCTTACTAATCATCCTGTATTTTTATATCTTTATAACTATCTTCTTACATTTTTTCCTTTATAATAAGAAAGTATATAATCGTTTTTAAAATTCTTATATCGTTCTTTAATAACAATTATATATTAGATGAGTTAACCTTAATAGGAGGAATAAAAGGTGAACGGCTACGAAGAAAAAGAGGGATTTGAGCGTATATCACAAGATGATTTATTAAAGGAAACCGCCAAGGCTAAAGAATGGTTCGGTCAATACCTAATTAAAGTTTTTAAGAACATAGATGGCCTAGAATCATTGGGTTCAGGCGGACTGATAAAATATAGAGGTAAATTTTTTGCAGTCACAAATGCCCATGTGATTAAGTCATTAGAAGAAAGCCAATTATTAAGTACCATAGAAATATCCTACAAAGATAAGCAAGAAATAGATCGAATTGCTACACTCATTGATGTGAAAGTTGATAAGGAAAATGATTTTGCTGCTTTTGAAATTTCGCCTACCTCTGTCAAACAAATGCATAATCATATTTTTCTAGATGAAGAGCTTTTGGAAAATGACGCAAGTTATTACTTCGCTGAACGTGGAAATATTGTGTTTTTGCACGGTTATCCTTCTTTAAAAACCAACATCGATCATGGAGAGAAGGAAGTCGATATGACTACATTGCCTTATACAACTTTCATTAAGGAGTATGATGATTTTTCTGACATCCTAATTTTACATGGAGAAGCATATGGCATTTCAGAATATGGAGGTAAAATCGACGTTGATACTTTTGGAGGAATGAGTGGTTCATTAGCCTTTGGATACTACCCTGGAGAAGCCATACCTTATAAATGTTTAGGAATCTTAACTGAGTGGGCCCACCAAGATGAAGAGCTATATGTATTCCCAACTAAAGATTTACTTAACTTTATAGATAAAGATTTTTTTGAAGATGCCTCATGATTAATCTGTAAAATTGAATCCCCTTCCTCTAAGCTTGAAAGGGGATTCTGCCATTACCTATAGTACCAATCTTTTTTATCAAGGAACTGCTTTACTTTAACCAGATCAAGACCTGACACTGTAATCTCAGCAGATGGATTACCTTCTGCATGTATATTGAGCTCCGTATCAATACCTTCGCCTTTCAAAAAGGTCCGAAACTCAGCTTCCATGTCTTTATTCAATCCACCTGTTGTTAATGTAACTGACAATGGCTCAACATTTTTAGCTTGGACAAATCCTCCAGGTACCGCATATGCTTTTACACCTTCTGTATATCCGTAAACACTAAAAATGGTACCTTCTTTTAACACTTTAAAGTTCTCAGCTAAGTTAGCATATTTGTAAACGCCAATGTCCTTCGCTGCTTTTACCTGAAATGAATACTTATCACCTAATGATATTATTTTAGGAAGACCCTCTTCTTTTGGCTTATTCAAAACAGCAATTAATTCAGTAACTTTAGCTAAGGTTTGCTCTCCAGCTTTACCGTCTACAATTAAATTATAATTTTGCTGGAATGCTCGAATAGCTGCAGCCATCTCATAACCGTATAATCCATCTGCTCCGTATTTTGGAAGCTTAAATCCTAATTTTAAGATGTTTTGTTGTAACTCTTTTACGGCTAGTCCACTATCTCCGACCTGAAGTAGTGAAGGTGGATTTGCATTTGCTACATAAGAAACGCCTGTATCAATGGCTTTAAAGAAATCCGCAGCCATAGCATTGCAGTCAACATTACCTGAGATCCCTTTAACTTTACCTTTGTCTGTATACTGATACATGGCCCATTTTTTCCAAATTGTAGAGCTTCCTGGATTGTCTTTCCCATTATATCTAGCAATCCACAGTGGGTATCTAGCTAATTTTTGACTTGTGAAGTTTGGCAAAAACCCCATCATTGTATAAAGAAGAGGTGTAATGCCTGTTTTCTTCTCAATGTATTCCAGCCACTCTAAAGCGAATGAAGTAATCTTAGACTTGCTTTGACCTTTATCATTTTCTAAATCTAAGCAATGTGGCATATCAGGCTTCATGTCATCAAGCTTCTTCAAAAAGAAGTCTACCTCTTTCTTAGGATCATTTGTTACGTGTGAGAAACAATAGAAACCTACTCTTAAGCCAGCGTTCTTTGCCCCTAAATAATTGTTATAAGCTCTCTTATCAAGAAAAGTAGTGCCTTCAGTTAGCTTCAGATATACGCCTTTCACTCCACTTGCAGCTACCTGTTTCCAGTCCACATCCCCTTGATGATTTGATACATCGAGTACAAATTTATCAATTGAGCTCCTGCTTTGCATAACATTTCATCCCCTTATATTAAATTTTTATATAAAAAAGCCACTCAATAAAGAGTGACTGAGTTTTATTTATTTAGTTTTTTAGCTTTTCTCTTTCTTAGCCAAGCTTTAAATCCTTGGGTAAAGTGTGTATTCTTCCACACTGCATACACATTAACGGCAAATGCTGCAAAGGCTGATACGACAATCACAAAAGCATTAATACTTTCTGTGGTAAACCATTCAAAACTTACATTAATGGTTCCAAAGAAAAATAAAAGGGCAGTTAGGAAACCGCCCAGTAATGTGAAGATATCTTTTTTCATTTTTAATTTCCTCCTATCGTTGTAAAACTGTATAAAAAATAGCGATTGCTCCGCCAATAACTCCGGTACAAATCGCTGTGATGATTCCACCCATGATAGTGCGCTTAATCCATGTAGTGTTTTCTTCAATTTTATTTAACTTATCATTAAGAGAACTAATTTGTTGATCATGACGATCAGACACACGTTCCACTGCGTATAACCTTCCATTAAATGCTTCAAGCTTCCCTTTAATTTCACTTATATCTTTTTGTATAGTGTCCATTGGCTGAACCTCCGTTGTATTTGGCATGGTTCCCACCCCTTTGTATAAATATAAAATAAAAAGAGGACTGAATTCAGCCCTCCTACATGTGTTTCTATCTATTTTTCTACCAAAGATATATTTTATAGAATTTTTTGCATAGTTTTCTCTAAGGAATACATTATTGTGCCTTATTATAGCTTTTTAGCTTCTTCGCTGGTGTACCCCCAACTAAAACAAAATCTTCATTTATATCACCTGTAACAACAGAACCAGCAGCAACTATAACACCTTTTCCTGTTATCTTTACTCCAGGTAATATAATTGCACCTGCCCCAATCCAAGCACCATCACCTATATAAATAGGAGATCCAACATGGTCTTTTTTTATATAGTTACTTTCCCAATCGTTCGTATCATAAGACCATGATATAACCTTTGTGTAGGCTGAAAGTGTTACATTATCACCTAAAGTAACGCCTCCACCGCCATGAATAAAAACATGTTCGTTAAACCTACAATTATTACCGACGGTAACATTTTGAGGCTCTTTTATAACTATAGGATCGCCATATACAAGTAAGTTTTTATCTTTAACATTTAACACTCTTTTATATTTTTTTACTTTTGAATCAAACTTTCTTTTTTTAACTTTATTTGCTGCTACAATTTGGATTTTTTTAAAGATATTCATCGCACATAACCTTTCTTTAACAATATTACCTCTTATTGTATTCGGTATTTAACTATTGTTCAAGATTATGGCGATAATATTTACAAAATAAATAATTACGTTGTAATAACATTCTTATCCTTAAATCCGCAAACAACAGCAGCGAAACCGATATTAATAGCAGAAGTTTTATTATGCTTTAATGAAATTTTGATAGTTGTTTTATCTAAAACTGAAGCTCTCCTAATGTTGACGTCATAAGCCATATCCCCAAAAGGATCTGCATAAATCAAATTCAAAGAAATTAGGAAAGGTGTATTTGTGTATAATTCCTTAATTGGAAGTAAAACATCTTGATAACCAGTAGCATTAGGAACATTTAAGACTGTTTGTTCAAACGCTAAATACATCCCCATTCCTAAAAAAAATCCTCTATCAACATTGTTAGCATCAGATTTTAGGTTAATTCCTCCGTAGTTAATTACAGGATTACCATTGGCGTATACATCAAATTTTGTATTGCTACCTTTAAACAAGGTTGTTGAATCAATCCCCATTTTTAAGTCGGCTATTTTATTTCCATTTTTATCTATAGTTTCTAAACGAGTAACGGAATAAGGATTAGAACCAGAATTTGGTTCATTGTATAAATTTGTTTTAGCACCGTATCCATTTATATCTGGTGCATTTAAAAAACTAAAACCACCATCAATAGGCACAACTTCTGAAACATTACCAGTTGTTTTGGATGTATATCTCATTCTAGAATCAACATCAATATTAAGTCCAGAATTGATATAGTTAAATCCTAGTTTGTAGTTCGGACCACTTACTTTAAGAGTATAACCATATAGAAAATTAGTTATGGACACGTTAGCATTTTCTATATATCCACTGTCACCTGTTGAAGAATCCCAAATGGTTAAATTGGAAAATTTACAATCTATTTTCCGCGCGCTTAATCCTTTAATATATATAGGTTGCATTGTTCTTAGAGCAGGATCATCATAATAACCAGGACCAACACACTGTATTTCAGTATTAGTAAAACGAATTCCCCCAAAATCTAACGGAGTTGTTGTAGATTCATTCTCTAGAAGGATATATATAGGATATACACAGGAATTTAAATTAAACTTCGAAAAAACCGAAGAAGTAAACCAAATGGGCTTTGCAACAGTACCTTTTTGATTGGCGTAAATATTTACCCCTTTATACCCGTCTAATACTTGAATATCTTCTGGATTAAAATAAACTAAATATGTTGCAACATCGCTAGAATAAGCAACATTATTTGAGTCATAGTTAACAATACGAATATCAAGTCCAGTTCCCTTACCGCTTTTCCATTTGAATTTAATAGTTATAGTTTTTAAATCGTAATAATCAACTCTTTGATAAGGGTTGTTATTTTTAAAAGATACTTCAGCTGGATTTAATAAAATACAAGAACCACTAAAGACATTTTTAAAGGAAATAGTTAGATTACGTATTTGAATTTTAGAATTCATCTTAAATAAATATTGATATAAATCAGCAACATCCACTACAATTTCTGTACCTAAACGACTTTGGCCTTCTAAAACCGTTCCTTGTGGAAAATCTATGAGAGCATCCTTGAGTAAGTATTTCCCATCAGGAAAATATATTTTTCTACTGCTTGCTATTGCATTTTTGATTGCTTGTGTATCGTCCGAACCAGTACTTCCGTTGTAATCACCTTTTGCGTTATATGTTGTTTTAATATTATAAGCTATATCCTTTATTTGCCCAGTAACTTCATTGTAGTCGTTATCAATACGCTGTTTAATTGTAGAAAATGCATTTCCTTTAGTATCTACGCGCGCTTGTACAGTTTCAGCAGGAGAAGTATTTGAACCAACAACCAAAGCATTAACTTGAGCTTGTACGTTATTTGCTTTTTGGACAGCTGCACTTGAATCATTCAAGGCCTGCGTTGCATTTGTTTGAGCTTTTGACACACCGCTTTCTGTACCAGAAATATCTCTCTCAATATCTTTCAAATTTTGTTCGTAATTTATTTCAAATTCTTCGTCCCATCGGTTACTAGGTGGTCTATATCGCACGTCTTTCACCTCACTGATATTAAAATAAAAAGAAGCGTCAGGATTCTTTTGAAGAAATTGCTAATTCAAGCAATTTTTCCATTTCTTCCATACGCTTCTTCATATCTTCTAGTTGTTGTTCTTGAGTAGGATTTTCTATTACTACACTAATAAGAGTAGTACCCTCGATCTGTTCTAACTCTCCATCTTTTATATAAAATTTATCTAAATTAACTTCTGTCTTTTTATCAATAAGAAAAAAATACTTGAATTGCTTTGTTGGCCTAACGGTAGGGCCTGACAAAATCTCTGTAATTCTTCCATTTTCATCAGCGTTGCAAAACAATTGAATATCATCAACTATAGCCAATGTTATCCCTCCTGCCATATTCCTGTTACACGACCATAAGCCGTTGTATTTGCATTTGATGTCCATATACGGATATAAATAAGCTTAATCCCACTTGAAGGTGTACCTAAATCAATAAGCATTTCCCTCGCTGAATTTTGGCTATTTGCATCTTCGGAGGTAACAGTACTTGAAACTAAAGCCCATCGTTTCCAACCGTCAAACCCTTCATAACTTTGTTCGACGCTCATGTAAGCTGTACCGCCACCACTTTGATACAGAGAAGTATTCACTCGTAAATAACGGCCCTGATGTCTAAATACATAGGCTTGAAAATCTTTTGAAGTGGTAGCATTTGTATAGCATGACCGTGGAGCTACTGTTACTTCTGGAGAAGTAAACTGCGGTGTCATACCCTGGATTGTAAAGTCATATTGCGGAATACCATCAATGATAAAATAAGCACCATCAGGACGTTTAATTCGAATGGCTCCGCCTCCTATTTCAATAAGGCCGGCTGTAATTTTCACATATTTATTTATGTCATTTGGATCCATTGCTAAAAATTCGTTTCCATCCCAGAAGAAATATGATTCCGTTCCGATGATTTGAATATTATTTGTATAGACAGCTCCAGCTGTAAGAAGGTTTGTGTTAATTCCAAATGCAGTAATAGCATTCTCGAATGTAACACCACCATCTGTTGAAATACCTAGTCCAGCACTATTTAAAACAACCATTAGGTTAGGATCATTCTTACTGACAGCAACAATACCATTATCAAAAATTAATTCAGTCTGCGCTTTCTTTAAAGCATCTGTTGCCAGTTTTACAGCTTCATCAAGTACGTTATAAGGGATTTTAGCTCTACCTTCAAACAAGTTTTTAAGTTGTTTTACTGCATCGCTCATTTGAGATTGATAAGATTCTTTAATACTTTTGTTTGCTAAGGTAACACTGAGAGAAATAAGATCTCCATTCACATCGAATACTTCTTGTATCTCTACAATTCGTGTTTCAATATTCAAGTCTAATCGCTCATCAATAACAAATATCCGGTCACCCTCATTAGGCTGTGCTTGCTCATATCCCTGTTTGCGCAAATCTGCTATATCAATAGTGATAGAAACACTCAAAGACTCATCGACTTCTTTTTTGATACGGGTATATAGAGATTCTTGTTTTGTGTATGTCTCGTCCCTAACTGGAGGATGATGTTTAATACCAATCCCAGGAATAGCAGCTAAAGGACTTGTGTATTCAGCTGTACATTCATACATTTCATCACCGACTAATGCGCGATAAAGATGAATAATGTTTCCATCCAATAAGTAATTATGGGGTTTTACATTGCTTCCCTTTGTATAGGGATTGTTACTGTCCTTACCTTTAAAAGTGACAATCACGGTATACGTTTTATTCTCAAGACCTCGAAAGATTTCATATGTCTGTTGTTCAGCTACTACACCCTTGTAAGTAGAAATGGTCTTTGCTTTATCTTCATCAATCTTAAACTCCCATTTTCCACCTAAGAAATGAGCAAGTGTCGTAAAAGAAAAGCCTGTTCCTTGGAAAGTAAAAGAAAAACTAGCCCCTTCAGTTTCGGTAGCTAGTTTATTTTGTCCTGGTTCAGTGTAGTAAGTACCTGAACGTGTTTTGTAAGGTATGGAGTCAGTACTTAGTGTATCTTGAATTTCTTTTAATTTTCCATATCCGCGAGCAAAGGTAGAAAAGTTTGTAGCATCTGTTTCTATGACAATATCTTTTAAATTTAATTGGTGACGATAATGAAAATCGGTATCTCGACCAATTTGTTTGTGAAGGTAGACTATTTTTCCTTTCACTTCAAATTCAGCTTCATATTGAGTGAGTACCTTTTGGAAAAGATCTAATCTAGAAGAGTCACCAAAGTTCTCCATATCTTGAGCTAAAAAAGTATCGACAATAACAAAGCTGTAGCCGCTCCCTGCAAAAACAATATTAAGTCGAGCTTGAAACGTCATGGAACCACTATACGTTTCATAAATCCAATCGTCTCTCATATCAATAAAAAAGCGATGAACAGCTTTAAGCTCCCTCATCGCTTTTTTTCCTCTTGGCTTTGCTCGAGGAATCATGACAACATATTCTTCACCATCAAATCCTACTTTCCAATGATGATCAAGTTTATTGAAGTACTCTTTGTTCCAATCCTCTTCAAACAAAGACAAAGAAATTTCTTTTTCACCATTCACTCGTCTTGCACGATCTACTACAGATTGAGCAAAATACTGTTCGCCATATAAATCCTCTATATACATCGGCTCCATCTATTATCACCCCTTGTAGTAAAACCGAAAATCGAATGTAATGTTTTTTATAGAAGAAGCTCCTGTTAATTCAAAGTCATTCCAGCCTTGATTTAATTTAATAATCATCCGGTTCGTATTACGATAAATACTCAAGCTGTTTTTGATTGCTCTAGTTTTAGAAAGACGAATTTTATCATTAACTGTTGCTGTACCATCATACCTCCACGTATCTCCTGTAGTTTTATTAACTAACTGTAGATATTGGCTGCAAGCAGCTTCAATTGTGATTTCCAGCTCACAATATCTAGGATCTACAACAACGTTACCAGGATTGTAAACGCGGAAAGTAGAGGTGTTAAAAACATAAGGTGTATCATCTGAGATTAAACCCATTCCTAATTGCCACCAAGGCGTGTCAAATGTTTGAGGTATTAGGGATGTGTTAATTGATTCTGCAAAAGGTAAATCATATGTTTCAAATGGAACAGTAAACTTACTAACCCTTTGGTTAATACGTTCTGGTGTCCATTCACTACTGACTACAGCATGCCACCGTTTCCCAACCTGTTCTTCTTGAACTACATAATATGGTTTTGTAGGATCAAACAAATCAAACAGTTTGCTACGAAATAATGAGTGAGTATTAAAATTAGTGCCTCTTACCCAAAAATCAGCATCGAATTTACGCGCTCCTAAATCTGTTCCAGTCCGTATTAAACCAGGTCTGCCTGTTACTTTATCCGTAGTGTGTTCAGGGGATAAAGAAGACGGTCTAAAACTTAACCCTATTAGACCGTACTTCGATAGATCTACCTCATTCATTTCTTCATCAAATAATCGAATCATCATTTATTCCCCCAAACCTTACGGATACTACCGCTTATTGCTTGTTCATTTTCGATAAAATCAATTAATGCTTCACCATCAAGCTCAGCTGTAAAACTTGTAGATTTATCAGCAATTTTTTGCAATAATTCTTCCACTCTTCTCAATATAGAAATGACTTCATTATTGTTGTATTGTCCTTGTGACGTTCCATAAGGATTAGAAGACTGGCTAATTTCTTTTCCAGCTAACGCTATTAGCTTCATCGCATCTGTTCTATTGCTATTTGATCCTGCGTACTCTTTGATGAAATCTTGAACACTTGACCAGACCTTTGTTCCTTTAGGCAGGTTATTGAACAATGTAGGTTTATCTGGACTAAATCCTAATTGTCTATTTGGTAACAAGAAAGGCTCTACCTCGTATCCATCTCCTAAGAGTGCGTCGCCACCGATGTGATACTTAGTACCGTTCTTGTACTTTCTTTTTCCTGTTGGGCCCCAGCCTCGCTTGCCCGCGGGGTTGTTCTGCCTCCATTTTGTGTTATTAAACCATGCTAACAACTGGTCATAACCTGAATAAATATTGTTATGCCCTTTTACTGCATAGGCACGGAAGGTCTGAGGAATGTACTGGAGCAACCCTCGTGCCGGATTTCCCGCCGCTGTATTAACGTCCCATACAGCGCTTGATTGAGTAATCTTTTCATTACCGCCACTTTCGCGTTGAATCTGAGCAAGAATAGCATTGACATCTCCACCAGAAACCCACTCTTTCATTGCCGCTGCAGCTTTAAGAATAACAGGTCTCCATCTTGCAACGCCTTTACCTTTTGGAGCAGCTACACTTGCACCAAAATCACCAAACATTCTTTTAATGAAATTTACTGCCCCATCCTTAATCTTGGTTACACCAGACTTAGCAAGTGTTCCCATAAGCCCACCAACACTAGGCATTTTTAAATTCAGGGAATTAAACACCTTATCAAGTAGTTTCTTAGGATTATCAATATAAGAATAGATATCTTCTAGTGCATCAGATGCTTTTTCTTTAGCTGCGCCAGCTACTTCCTTACCTTTGTTAACAGCCTTTCCAGCATTGTCTTTTGTCCAGTCCCAAGCTTTTTTAGCGCCATTAGCAAATGGATTAGTTCCTTTTTTATACATAGGTGCAGCTGAAAAGAACTGTCTCGTTTGCTTACCGCTTAAAACCTGCGTATCTTTTGGCATATTAGGAATAAGGGTTGTTCTGTTTGGGCTTAGAAACATACTTCCATTAGGCAAAAGAAGTAATTCGTTTTCTCTACCATCACCTACAAAAGCTGGTCCATCTTCTGGATGTCCATCTGTACCGTTCTTATAACCTGGAATGTTTAAGGCAGGAATTTTATTCTTTTTATCAACGCCAATCTTATCAAGAACAACATTGATTCCCTTTTGAGTAATTGTATTGATGACTGTTTCAAGACCACCAGCTAGTTTTTGACCGATAGCAGTAACGCCATCTTTCACTTTTCCAGCCATTGACTTAATACCAGAACCAATTTTTCCAGGTAAAGCTTTTGCGCCGTCTACAATATCTTTGAAAATTTTTGACGTTTTATCCTTAATATTTGTAAACATTTCAGTCGTTTTGTTACGCAAAGTAGTCCAAGAATTTACTACTCCATCTTTGGTTTTAGATGCTGCATTTGTGACCAAAGTTTTCGTTCCTGACCACATTCCTGATAAGAAATTTTTCACCCCGTTAAAAATACCCGTAGTGGTACTTTTCAAGGTATTCCATGAGCCTTTGACAGCATTTACTATGGTAGATGCTGTTTTAGTAAACATACCCTTCAAGAAATTCCATATGCCTACTAAGAAGGACTTATAAGCGTTAAAAATGGTTGTTGTTACAGACTTCAATAAGTTCCAGGCATTAACTACCACATTTTTTGCCGCTCCTGCACCAGATGAAAATAAGGATTTCAAACCATTCCACAAGCCAACAAAGATACCACTGAATCCGCCAATAAAGACTTTCCCTAGTGAGAGTAACTTTCCGAACATTTGAAGCTGCACGTAATTCCAGATTATTTGAATCGAACCAAAAAATATATCTTTCAGTCCTGACCACATCTTAGAAAAATCTCCTGTAAACAATCCTGAGAAGACTTTAACCAAACCCATAATGACCTTTAGACCGCCATCTATGATGCCCTTAATATTGCCCCATACTGACTTGACTATCATCAATACAAACGGAAACACAAATTTAAATACCCCTAGTAGTATATTTAAACCTGTTTTAACTATCGGAATAATAACGGACATGACAGATTGAAAAACAGCAGATATACCAGACCAAATGTTTTTCAATGCTTGCATGATCTGAGTACCGTTATCAGCCCAAAATTGCTTTATCATTGATAGTTTTTGCTGTATGAATGAGGTCACGGCTGTTAATGCTGAGGCGATATATGGTTTCAAAAAAGCAAAAACTTGCATTGCTTTTGTTTTTATTGACTCCCATGCATTATTTATAAAATTCCGGAAGGTATCTGATTTCTTATACAATGTTACAAACCCGATACCTAGTAAGGTTAAAGCTCCTATAACTATCCCAACTGGTCCAGTTAACTCTGTAAGACCAATTCTCAATATGTTAAAAAAGCCTCCTGCCCTTGCAATATACGGAAGTAGCGTTGAAAATCCTGATACTATGTTGCCAATAAAGCCAAGCAGCACACCACCTACAACTAATAAAGGTCCTATTGCAGCAGTAATTCCAGCGAAGACTATTATTGTCGTTTGTAATGACTTTGGTAAATCGATAAACTTCTGAACTACACCTTGTACGATCCCTGCTAATTTTGTGAGAGCAGGTGTCATTATTTCGCCAATTTTTATTCCGGCTGTTTCAAAGGCTCCACTCATTTCATCAAGGGCACCTTTTAAGTTGTCTTTCATTTTCTTTGCCGATTCCGCTGAAGATCCACCACTTTGTTCAAGTGATTTAGTCATTTTGTCAATATCTTCAGGCCCTGCTTTCATAAGAGAGAGCATACCAGAAACTGCTTCTGTTCCAACTAATGATGATAGCGTAGCAGCCTTTTGCGTTTCAGTTTGCCCTTCCAGCGAAGTAGATAGGTTGTCGATTAATTTTGAGATACCTACAAAGTTGCCTTTAGCATCTGTAATTTCAATGCCCATCTTATTCATTAGTTTACTGTTTTCTTCAGACGGATCTAACAACCCAAGTAATGCAGCACGTAAAGTTGTACCAGCTTGCTCCCCTTGCATACCCGCATTGGTCATAATTCCAATTGCCGCTGATGTTTCTTCTAAACTAACTCCTAGAGCCGCTGCTGGAGGACCTGCATATTTTAAGGCATATTGCATGTCCGTAATATCTGCTGCTGATTGGTTTGCCGTTTGAGCTAGTATATCTGCAACCTTTGTTGCATCTGAAGCTTTCAATCCGAAGATGTTTAATGAGGAAGCCATAACATCTGCTGTTTGAGCCATATCTGCACCTGAAGCCTCTGCTGCTGAGATAACTCCAGGCATGGCGCCTAAAATTTCATTTACACTAAAGCCCATTGCCGCTAAGTTTTCTTGGCCTTTTGCAACTTCACTAGCTGACTTACTTGTAGATGCACCTAAGTCCAAGGCTGATTCTTTTAACTGCTTCATTTCACCTGATGTTGCTTGTGAAATAGCACCTACTTTTGACATCTGTGCTTCAAATTCTATCGATGTTTTGGTAGCTGCAGCACCTATTCCTACAATGGGTGCTGTTACAGATAACGAAAGGCTTTGTCCCATAGATTTCATCTTTTGACCAACGTTCGTCAGACTAGAACCCATTTCATTTAACTTCGTACTCATCTTACCTAAAGTAGATTCATTGACTCGTTGTTCTTCGCTGAAATCATGTAATTCTTGTGCAGCCTTATTCGCATCACGGGTTAGATTTTGGAGTTTAGCAGATTCATTATTAAAATCTTTAGCTGCATTTTGAGCCTTAATGGAACCTTCTCCATGTACCTCAACCATCTTTTGATAAGTCTGTCTGGCCTTTTCTGTCATTGCCCGCTGGACTTCTAATTTCTTGTTTAATCCATCTACTTTATCTTGATATAATCCAAGCGATTTTTCACCACGTTCAAAAGCTGATAAATTAGCTTTCATCTCACTATTTACTAAACGCATTTTCGAACGTAACTGAGTCATGCCCGTATCGACTCCGAGTGTGTTTAAATCTAAGCCAATAGATAAACCTTGAATCCTTTCTGCCATTATTCACACTCCTTTGATAAAAAAACAAAAAAACTTAACCGCCACCAAATGCAGCAATTAAGGATTGAGTTTGCTTAGGTTTATTTTGTTCATGCAATAGATCAATCATATAGGCATAAGGAAAGTTCAACACTTCGTTGACATCTTTACCTTCCTTTATTGCAGATAGAACAAACTTATCCATATACTCAGCTTGTTTTTCAGGTGTATAATCTTCGTCAGTTAGTTCTTCTGCGCCAAAAACTTTTTTGTTTCATCACTCTGGTGACCTTGGGCTACAAAATTAATTTGATCTTGGATTTCCTCCATAGCATCTGGAGCATGTAGACGATCAAGTAAATCATCCTTTGTAAACTGTTCACCATAAATGTCTCGCGCAACAAAACTAATTAGTTCCTCTGCCATATCAACTTCAGTCTCTGCTGTAGCTTTTTGCATACGAGCACTTAATTTTGTTGCTTCAAGCACTACTCGAAATGGAATAAAAGGCGATGAAAAAAATGTTTCCAATACAACTTCTCCATTTTCTAATACTGCTTTTCCTTCTGCGTCTGTTTTAGCTAGTTTGATAATGTTACGTTTTAAATTTGCCATTTTATTAATTCCCTTCTGTGTTTAAATTTAATTAAATAAAGGAGCAGGCTTTCGCCTACTCCTGCTCGTCTAATTCTTGTTCTTCTAATTCTTCAATTTCATCTTTTGTTAGTGGTACCTCTTTAATTACCGGTCTACCTTGTTTATTTGCGTTACCTAATAACTCATTTAATCTTTTTTTTGTAGGTTTTTTACTTTCAGGACGAGGGTAAATATCTCCCTCAGTGTAAATTTTGTCACTGTCCTTTAAGTCTTTAAAATCTTTAATAGCTACATATTTTACGTGTTTAGTCATTTATTACACTCCTTCAGGTTCTGTTGTACCCGTAGGGAATGCTTTACCAAAAACCTTCATAAAGATAGCATCTCGATTTGTTGTTTCTCCCTTTTTGTCCACACCAAAAATTGCTGACTTTTCTTCAGTGAATCCAGTCACTTTACGATCCATGAATTGACCTTCAATTTCATCAGAAGAGAACTCTACTTTACCTTCTTCTTTTGATTTACCTTCAATTTTAGGACGAGTGAAAATACCTTTTGGTAGACCGACATATTCACGAGAACCATCTTCATACGTCTTAGCAAATACAGCAGCTAAGTATGGTGGCGTATCTGAACTACCCATTGCTGTAAGTCCATCTACAACTTCTAGTCCTAAAATCTTTTGTTTGTCCTCTGTAGGGAGTTTATGGAACTTACCTGTAACAGTAATGTCACCCGCTGATACGGCCATTTCTGCTGTTTTGTTATCACCAGAAGCTTTTGTGATTTCTTGAGGCATTTCTACACCAATCTCTTGTAAAAACATTACATGTTCAACACTTAATGCAACATCATCAGCTCCCAGAATACCATAGTAGAATGAATCTACACCTGTTGATGATTTATAGCTTTTTGTTTCTGCCATTATTAATTACCTCCATTACATCAAATAATTTTTCCCTCGATAACGTCTAGCGTCTCGATAGATACCTGTGTCTTTATCCCATTCATCAAGGCCCGTACCATATTGACCAAAACTTAATTCTTCATATAAGACTTTTCGTACTTCTCTTGCAATATTTTCTGTAAGATCCATATCTAATGACCATACTTCAATTTGATAAAAATACTCTTCTGCAAGCCATTTGTTATCTGCAAAATCAGTAGGTAAAGGTGTGTCAATTGCATCGATGACAATATAAATACCCTCAAATTCATCTAAGTCTGGATACTCATAAAACTTAATATCACATGACTTTTCTTGAATAAGAGGGTTATTATTTAAAGTATTATAGATTTTCCACTTCATTAAATCCCTCTCCTTACAGCTTCTTTTACTGCTGCATGGAAAGCATTCTCTGCATTACGCAAAGCCCTAGCGATAGCTCCCTTACCTTTAGGCCTAGGATTTTGAACAGTCCCCCACTCATTAAGGTGTATAATGCGGTAACGTTCTTTAGGCCCTCGCCAGTGTATTTTAATTGTGCGTACACCCTTAACGTACACTGGTCTTGAAATTTTAATTTCATCAATAGAGGCTCCGGTATCTTTAAAAGATTCAAACTGGTTCTTTAATTCGTTAACGAAAACCTTTGCTCCATCTTTTAATGCTTGATCACTAATCTTACGTACCTTTTCTTCTCCAAAACGCTTTTCTAAATCAGCCAACAGTTTCTCCATACCTTTAATTTGAACGCTCATGCTGACACCTCAGCTATAATCTTAATAAAATCACGATTCTGTATATCAGGAATGGTTTGTCTAATATTAAATACTAACTTTTCATGCTCAGGTGTATGAACCTGTACATAGTGTTTATTTGTAGGAGAAAAAGCGCTCCTTGGATCTCTAATAGAAATAGTTAAATCTGAGAGTGTTCCATTAGCTTTGGCCATTTCTATATCCTTTGACCACACCTGGTCAATTTTCGCCCATGTTTCGTACAATATGGATTTAGGCTTTCCTCCTGGTAGTGGTCCATCATTTTTCGCATACACATAAAAAGTAACTCGTGTTCTTAGTTCACCAGTGTGAATCCTTGGCGGTTTATATTTAAATGGATGCATCTGAACCATCCTCTTCTAGCTCTATTTCGTCTAACGCTTTAGCGATCTTTAGACTATTAATTTCAGTCAAGAAATTATCATTAAAATACTCTAATGCATCATTGTATACGTAACGAGCACGTTCGAAAACGAGCTCTTTAAATTCTTCATCTTGATTGATGTCATAGTCCCCACACGATCTAATTAAAGCTTTTACAGAAGTAGAGAGAATACGTTCTAGGTTGCTATCTTCATAATCTCCAAAGTGCATTCTCTCTTTGAATTGCGTTAATACTTCCGCTGTGATTTCCAATCACATCACCTCGTTATGCTCCAGCAGGTTCTGTTTCTGTTACAGCTAATGTGTAGATAGCTGCCGCTTTATTATCATCCGCTTTACCAAATGCAAATTGCTTAGCTGTATACAGATTGCAATCATCTAAAGCTAATGTTTGGTCATACTTTTTAACTTCTACACCACCACCTGTATATGCATCGTAACGGTCATTAACAAATGCTAATAGTTCACCTTGTGTTTGGAACACTGATTCTGCAATACGTAAATTAAATGGCAATGCAGTCACATAAACTCCATTTGCATTAAGGAATGTATAAAGTGCTTTTACATCCCAAGAATCTACTGGATTAACAACTAGTACTACCTTTCCAGAAACATTAACCGCTTTTCCATTTGATTTTGTTGAGAGATACTTCATGACACCTGATAACTCTTTAACTGTTGTTTTTGAATCAGCAAAAGTTAATGTGCCTTCAACAGACTTCTTAGCGTGACCATTTGTTTGATCAACGGGTGCTTCTAAATCACGAATTAAACCAATAGGCTCATCCTTAACTGGGCCAGCACCATTAATGAATGCTTTTTCTAATGCAACTGCAAATGTTTCTACGATTTGAGCACGAACATAAGCCTCAACCCATGCTGGACCGAATTTTTCAAGGTCTTTTGGAAGTACAACAAATGCTGTTAGTTTTGATTGAGTAATATTTTCTTCTTTAAACGCTGCATCTAACTGACCCTTGATTTCACCAAAAACTTTACCCCATACAGCAGCGCCTTCTGCTTCTGATTTAATAATACGAGTTAGCAAGCCTGCATTTCTTAAATTAATTTCAGAAAGTAAAGGATGATCTGTCGTTAAATCTTCAAAAATACGGTCAACAGTTGTTTCAGGTAGAATTACCTCAGACGTGAAGCCGTCAGACTGTACAACTTCATTGAAAAATTTCATTTCTTTTGACGTTAGTACATTAGCTCCGCGAGCAACCAATACACTACGATCTGCATTATCAATATTGATTTGTTCAGTGATTTGAGTTTTCAAAGAGTTAACTAATTCTCCTTGCATCTCATTCCAAGCAGTTTCAATTTGCTCTGGTGTGGAATTTTCATTTTTCACTACTTCCGCATAGTTCTTTCTTGCATTTTCGTAAGCTTCTGTATGATTGTTTAATTTAATAGTCATTCTTTCATTCCTCCGATTTTAAACAATTAAAAAATGAACCCTTTACGCTTTACCTGTGTATGTACAGGTTGCTTAGGTTCATTTGATGGATTGTTATTTGATTGTTTTAACTGATTAGTGACAGAAACAGTAACCGTATTTATAATTTGTTGCAGCTGCTCATCAGTAATGCCTTCTTGAGTATCATCTTGTTTTTTAGATTCAAGCTTATCAGCAAATCCTTTTTCAACTGCTTCTTCAGCTGTCATCCAAGTTTCATTTTCAACTAATTCAGCAATTTCATCGCGTGTCTTACCTGTTTTCTCCTGGTAAATAGAAACGATAGACTCATCATAAGTTTCAAGAGCATTAAGCGTTTTCTTAATATCTTGCTTAGTTCCGTAAGCGAATGTAGCTGCTTCATGAATCATCATCCTAGAACCAGTACGCATAATAACCTCATCTGCCCCCATAGCTATAACGGATGCAGCAGATGCAGCTAATGAAGTTACTTCCACAATTACATGCTTATCTAAATCTTTTAGATAGTTATAAATTCCAATACCATGATCAGCATCGCCACCGCCGCTATTTAATTTAATGCGTATTGTTGATGCAGTAACATCTTGCAAAGCATTTCGAACATCTTCAGCACTTGTAGCTGTGAAAAACCAACCACTTTGACCAATAGCGCCAGCAATAATCAT